TCTCCAATCTCCTACCGTATCTTCAACCTTAATATCCCAAATTAGATTTCCATTTTCATCGTATTTATAAAGATAACAATCTTTTGTAGTATAGATATTATAATTACAATCTACTGCAATGTTCGTATTATTTACTTGCGCAATTTCACCAACATCAATCATCATATCCTTTTGCCATATCAAATTACCATCTGTCCTTCTTCGCTTCTGCACGCTTCCTTCACTTGAACCTTGCACATAAACATAATCACCCTTTGATGCAAGATATACACAATACGCTACACGCGGAATTTCTCTTACCCAGTTTCTTGATAATGCACTACTTGAATATTGTCCTAATCTCATTCCCATTGTTATTCCTCCTCTTCATTAACAATATAAATCACATCTGATACTTCAGGACTTTGTTCTCCATCTGCTTCACTTTCATAAACAATATAGATATGATCTTCTTTTTCAAGAAATACTGCTGTAATATCTTTATTATCGTCCATTATTACTGTTTCAGGATTATCGCTACCGCTTATATCACCTTCCCAACGTGCAAAATACCAACCTTCGGCAGGTATCGCTGTTAATTCTACTTCTTCATTCGGTCCATAGTCCTCTTTTTCTGGATTTATGACAACGTAACCATTTCCAGAAACAGATACAGTAATCTTATATTCTCCTCCAAATTCTGCATACACAGTTCTATCAATCTGCGGAATTGTAACAGTCGTCGGATTATCTTCAATCGTAATAATAAAAGTATCATCACTTGCAATACCGTGAGGATTTCCTGAAATTCTAAATATATCAGGGGTTCCGTCTATTGCAGATACTATATTAAAATATTCTCCTTCTCTTACACCAGAAGTCATTTCCATTTTATAATTTTTTTCACTATCTAAATACGAACTTATGTAAACTGGCACTAAATCTTCTTTTATTTCAATATTCTGTTCAGTCGGATAACAATAAAATGTATCATTTTCAATTGCTTCGCTTGCATCACCTTCCACTGTTATTGTATCAAGTTCATCATCAGTTGTAGCAGTAATATTAAACTCTTGTCCGATGAGTGCTCCAGAGGTAAATATCATCTTCCAACTTTCATCAATAACAGGAATTAGATTTGGAATAAGGTCTTCTTTAATTTCAATTGTTGTATTATCAAATTCTGAATTGTATGTTGCAGTGTTGACACTTCCATATACTTCTTTTATTTCTGATTGAATTGTTCCTTCTGCTACTCTCCATCTACGAAATCTGCAACCTTCGTCTGGAATAGCAGTCAATGTTATAACATCATCAGGTAGATAACTAATCTGCTCTTGCTCTTTAAGCACTGTTCCTGGTCCAAGAATTACTACATACAGTCGTGGTCGTTCTGTGCAACCATAAAGTTCTTCTTTTAATACTTGTCTAATGATAACCTCGTCTATTGTTCCTTCAAGTCCATATCTGTCTGATGATGAAAAAGGCAATCCGTCAACGATTATTGGAATTGTGCTATCATTAGTAGCAAGTTTGAAGTTTGTTAAGTCCCCTCCGATGACCTGCGGTTCAAGTGCAAAATTCATCGGTATGTTTAGAAAGTATTCAGTATCTTTACATGCATAATACATTACTCCAGCATTTGTTATAAAATATACTCCGAACTTGCTATACCACGCCTCACCAGTTGTATCTGTTCCATCTCTTAAGTCCAATTGCACAACACATCTATGCCATTTCCCATCAAGAACATATCCCTGCGGAATTGTTACATAAGTGCTTTCAGTTCTTGATACAGCATCTATATCCTTATATTCAAAACAAATGTGCAATTGCACGCTCTCTAATCTACTAATAAAATAAGCATATAGTCGCATTCCAGAAGTCCACTGCTTTGATAATATCGTATATGTTCTATGTTCTCCAACTACTATTTTTTCTGATAAGTTAAACCATAATTCTACAGAGAATTTTTTTGTTGCTGGAATTTCATCAAGAACTTTATTCACTTCAAAATTTTTTGTTCCTGTTTTTATTACAGGCAATCCTTGCAATACATATCCTTCTACTCTGCTATCTCTTGCTGTCTCTCCGTCAAAATTATGTTTACAATCTTTTATTATTTTTAAGTTATCTACTTCTTCAAAAGGATAATATGCAATGACATCTTCACCGATTATTATTCCTTTTGCTCCAGATTGTCCACTCGGAATAATTATAATTTGTCCCATATTAAGTTATCTCCAAATTGATTTTGAAATTCCAGCATGGGTCTGATAAATCGCTATCTTTAATGGTCGGTGAATATATCTCTAAAACATCTCCGACTTCAAAAATAGTTTCATCACAAACAAATGTAGCATTAGTCACACCTGCTCCAAAAGTAAATGTTCCAATCTGAAATCCATTTTTCTTTATGCTAAATGTTGCTGATGCGTGCGGTGCGATTGCAACTTTTGCTTGACTACCTAAACAATTTTCGGGTAGAACAAACTTTCGTGCAACAGGAATTGAAAATAATTTCTGCTCATTTTCTGGTTTACCTACAAAAAATCCTGCCTGGTCATATGCAAGTGTAGCATTGATTTTTGTAATTAACTCATCTATTTGTTCCTCAATAGTTTTTCCTTCACCTGCTCCCTGTTCTGTTGATATTCCTAATGCCAGTCGTCTGTTAAGTTCAATCACCATCCATTTTGTTTCAAAATCAACCTCATCAAAGTTTGGCAAGGTTTTATTTTCTTCTTTTATTGTGTTATAAAGTGCCCGTATTTGTGATACTGTTAATTTCTCTGCCATTATTCCTCCTCTGCTTCTGTTAATCCATGATATTTATTCCTCTCCTGAAATCACCGTTGGTGTCCAGATGATACTCACTTTTGACTTCACTGATGGAATATAACTATCTCCCCGCACATAAATGCCCCTATCATCCAAAATAAAGGAGTTTTCTTGTTTAATTACATCTGTTATATCACTTGCTCCTGTTTTCGCCTTATAAAGCGGGTTTTTGCCCGCAGAAAAACGGGTTATATTACTTGATACTGTTCCAGTATTATCAACTTCAATATAATTAGTTATATTCGGTTTTAATGTTATACTTCCTGCATCTACATCTATTAGTTCATTATTGCTATTTAATACTTTGCCTGCTCCATACACAAAAGATAATCCTGTATGTGTTCCTTCCACAAACCAATCGCCATATGGGTAAACATCTGCTATTGCTCCATCAACGGTTATTATTCTATAAAGATTATAATTTACATACACACCTTCTACCTTTTCATAATCTCCTGTTGTTATTTTGTATTCTCCTGTTTTAGTTATCTGTAAAAAATTCACTGTGTCATCTGGCAATTCAATCCATCCTTCTTCTATTTCTACCCAATTATCATTTATATCTTTTATTTTTCCATAATCTACTTTTACATATAATCCATTGTATTCATTGATATCAAACCAATGTCCTGTTTTTATCATTGTTACATCATACCAATACTCTCCAACAGGTAAATCTTTTGTGTCTTCTGTATGAATTAAAACTGCTAATTTACCAGGATTATCCACGCTTTCCCCTATTGCCTCAACTGTGCCATACAGTTCCAATAATGCCTCTGCTGTTTCGCTTTCCCGTATGGTTAAGATAACCTTCCTAATATCAGAGGTCATCAACCATCCTTGTCCTCGTGTATCCAAAGGTGTTACGAGTAAAACTACGCTTTCGCCTTTACTAATCTGAATGTCCATTTTGCACCTCCTTATTAAATCTTGCTATACAAAGTGCTGTTTGTTATATCTTCCCATAATAAATTTTCTTTGACAAATTGTGCTGATATTTTGTAAACTACAATTTCCTCATTTAAAGACAAGTATTTTAATATTCCTCCTAAATTCAATTCTATTCCTGTGTCTGTTTGATAAACTCTGCCATAATTTGTTGTTATATCTTGTGCCCCTCCAACCTGCCAAACTCTTCCATAGATAACACTGATTATATCAGTTAATTTGTTTCTTCTAATAACTTTTCCTGTCATAACAGAAGATGTGGCTGGTCTATAAAATCCTCTTGCTCTATCAGTTAGCCCTGCTACTCTTGAAACAAACCATCTTTGTGTATCTTTATATATTTTATCTAATAAAAGATATTTCCCTATTTTAAAATGCTTCAATACCATACCAGTCATTTGTGTTGGTAATGAAGTTATTCCATCCCGCAACCATCCTTCAATCTCTCGTTTATTAAATAATTCAGTCCCCATTTTTCTCCAGTTCACACGTGTGAACTATGTGTCCATATCAAATACTTTAACCCGTGCTGTTCCTTTTCTTAATTCCTCGTAAATCCTTAAATCCTTTGCCTCAATCTCGTTTAATGTCCTGTTATGAAAAGGTAATCCCTTGTTCACTGCTTGTTTTGCTCCTGCCTCTAATGAAGCGGGTATCTTCTGTAAATCAATATCTCGTTTCATAGTATCAGTCCCGTTATTGTTGCTGTGCAATCTATCATTCCTACATCTTTTGAATATCCTATTATCTGAAATAATTTCTGATTTAAAAAAGAATATTCACTATCTATCCATTTGAAAGTATTGAATAGTTTTATTTTATCAAAATAATCAGATGCATCAGTTATATCAAACTTTATAATGTAGTTTCTTTCATTAAATCGTTTCCATAATTTTTGTCCTTCTTTCTGTATTTTGTCCCAATCTGTTAAACTTTCATCTTCTTTGACAAAAGTATCATATCCAATTTCTTTTTCTATTGTTTTACTTTTCCATATTCCAACTAATTTCTCATACCTTTTATATTCAGAAGTATTTTCTCCTGCTCTACCCATCACATATATTCTTGATTTGAAAATATCGTTATGCTCATATTCTATGTTTTCGCAAGGTGCGATAGGGTCTCTTCCTAATGTTATATCTGCTGTTGTTTTTTCCTTTTTATAGTAAACATTTCCTTCATCTGTAAACAGGTTATATCCTTGCACTTCTGCTAATTTTGTTAATATTTCCAAAAAAGAAACATTCGGTTGAAATGTAAATGTTCCTTCTTTTCCTTCAACTGTATCAGGTAATCTTACACCTTCAACATCTGTATAAAAATATAAATTATTGATATTGCTTATTTCCTTCATAGCATCAACATCAGTTATTTTTCTATCATCAAAACTGATAATATATCCTGCATTTTTACTCAATGAAAATAAAGCAGTTTCTTTTCCTTCCAGTGAAAGAGATATATTTTCAAAATTATTTATCTTTATCATCGGTGCTTTAAAGATATACCCACCTACTGACATTGAAGTTTCTTGTCCTTTTAATTTAATAAAAACTTCTCCGTGCAATAATTTCTTTGTTATTACATCTGAATACATATTCTCAAAAGTCCCAAAACAATCTAATGTTATTGAATAATCGTTTATCTTTCCATTCTCATTTGCACTTACTGTTTCATTGTAGTTTATTATAGTTCCTTCAATATTGGAAGGTAATTCTATTTCCTCTATATCTCTTTGCTGTTTATCAATAATTTTTGTTTTCAAGAATGCTGGCGATTTTTCTGTATGCTCTTTTCTATACTCATTTAATCTTTGTGCTACTTCGTTATTCTCACTTAAAAATCCTGGCATAGGGGACCCTTCTAATTTTATTTCTGCATATACCTTATATTCGTCAGCACTATTTCCTTTTTTCATCCATTTGCTTTTTATCTCTGAATTGTTATCTCTTTTTCCACGTGTTATCTGTTCAGGGTCAGATAAAACATATCCAGTATTAAATTCTGGGGTTTTAATTTTTCCCTCTTTACTAAAAGAAAGTTTCTTTACTCCAAACAATGCTTGTCCTTTTCCTGATATCATCAATCTTGCTCCTTCTCGTAATATAACAGGATAAGTAATACCTTCTGGGGTAATGCCTATATCATAATTTTGACATTCCATAACAAAAGGATTATCTAATCCATTTATACCAAACTGAATAAATCTATCCTGTATCATTAACACATACACCTTTGTTTTTCCTGCCCATTCCACCACATCTTTTCCAGCAGATACTGTTCCCTGTTCTGATTGAGTTAATACCTCTCGATAAGGAGGAATTTTTCCTTCATCTATAATATCAATGAAATGTTGTATTTTAATATCACTATCACCTTTCAATGAAATATAAATTCCGTTGATTGGTTGTTTATCATTGTGAGGATTAGGATGCCATAGGTATAAATACAATTCATTTTCTTCATTCTCAGGAAGCATATTTTCATTTATCCAGAAAACAATTCCTTGATTCTCATTGAGTTTTTCATCTTTTATTCCACCATACAAAATCCATTTTGTCGCTGTATAAGGAAACCCTAAATCTTTTCTATACTGAACCGCCTTCTGATAAATCATCTGTCGCTTTGGTGTCCCCGCTATTGCTCGTAATTCAAAATCAGCATACCCTGAATAAATATAATTCTTTTTATCATCCAAACTGTCGTATAAATCCCACCAATCGCCCTTTACCACATTTACTTCTTTTTCTGTTCCCATTATTATTCTTTTTTCCTTTACTACTTCGCCCAGCATATCAATTGGTAAAATATCAGGTCTTAAAATAATTTGTTGACTGTTTCTATCGTAAAAAATCTTTTCGCTGTCTGTTTCAATGTTTTCTGTTCCTGTTTCCTGTTTTGTTTTATCCATTTCGGCATAATCTTTTGCCATATATTCAGCATAAAACCCATCCACAGTTATTAAGTTATTTGGAAACTGTTTCCATTCTAATTTAACTAAATTGCTATTTGTCGCCATTTTTTATTGTCCTGCTAATATAGGTTTCAATGCTGTATTTATTTTTTCGCCTATCTCATCCTCTTTTGTAACCTTAATATCCGCAAACACCTGCTGAAACCTCCCTACTTCGTGTCCTACTCGTTCAAGTCCTGTCATTCCCCACGCCTTACTATATGTTGCTTCTTCTGCTGTTCCCATTCTTATTCCAGTTGCTCTCCGCTTTGCCTCTTCATTTGTTATTTCTCCTGCCATTAAAGCCCTTCTAATTTCATCTACTTCTTCTCCTCTTGCTAATGCTTCTTTTTGTGTTTGTTTTGATTGTATAAACCCTTTTAATTCCATAAGTAATTCCATCAATGCAACTGCACCTGCAAGCACTACCATAAATTTCAACATCGCTGTTGTTAACATTCCAATACTTATTGCACCTGATGTTCCTAATGCTTGAAACCATCCTATTGCCTGTATTACAAATACACCTATCTGCGCCAACTGTCCACCAAAGAAAATTAACCCTCCTCCTGCTACTAACATTACACTGCCTATTAAAACTGCTTTTGATATAAATTCTTTTAGTTCTGGGGATAAACCCCTAAACCATTCTGTAAGTGCTTGTATTTTTTGAACCCATAGGGATATCATAGGAAGTAAAGCGATTGCTATTTGGTCTTTTAGTCCTGCTAATCCTTCCTTCATTTTGTCTACTTCATCTCCAAACTGCTCTAAACTTGATATTTGTTCCTCTGACATTCCCCGCAACTTAAAACCTTCTTCTCCTAATCGTGCTATTTCTGCACGCCCCATTTTCAAAAATGGGACAAGTTCAGCACCTCTACGCCCTAATAGCGCCATAGCGGTTGCAAGTTTTTCATTCTCATTCACTCCTTCATCTGCCATCCAGCCAGCCATATCAAGAAGCACTTCATATGCACTTCTTAAATTCCCTTCACCATCAACAACAGATATTCCCATTCTGTCAAACTCTCTTTTGTATGTATCCATTCCTTCTGCGGCATACTGCATATACTTTGTTAGAATTGGAATACTTTTTGTCAATGCTTCAAAACTGGCGTGTTCCTGTTCTGCTGCATACCGCAGTTTTATTATCTCTTCCCCTGTCATTCCTGTTTGTTTTCTCACTTTATCTATAGCATTTCCAAAATCAGTAGTAGATTTAATTATACCTACCATAGCAGTAGTTCCCACACCTCCAACTAACATCATTTGTTTTCCTACTCTCTTCCAATTATCTGCTACTTTTTGTAATTTTTGTTCAACAGATGATAATGCTGTGCCTGTCTCATCTCTTGCCCCAATAATAACTTCAATTTTATTCTGTTCACCGCCAGTTAATGCCATTTCTTATTTTCCTTTTGTGAAAGTTTATAATTTGTTTCTCTCATCTTATAACCTTCATAAAAATCCATTACTTCTTCTATAACACTAATCGCTTCAACATCCTTTGCTGGCTGGTTCATAATCTCTGCTCCAAACTTCTTTATAAGCCAATGTTTTTCAAAATACCTGTCCACATTTACATTCTCAATGCTTTCATTTTCACCAACATTTATTCTTTTTATCATTTGTTTAATTCTTCTGTTTTTTTGTTTTCTATATTCTCGTTCACTCCATCCAAGTTGCTCGCAGGTCTGTCTAATGATATTTTTTTTTCCGCATAATTCAATTCGTTTAAACTAATTGCTTCCTCCGATAATCTATCAAAATGGTCAGGGTTCATATATTTCAAAATATTCTTTTCTGATGGAGGTATCATATTTCCATTATTATCTGTATAATTCCAAGATACCAAAGAAGATGCTAACATTTTTAACTGCATTGTCCCTATTTTCACATTTCCCAATGCATCCACACAACTATCTTTGATTGCTATTTTTTCTGCTATTCCAAACTTTCGTAATACATACTCCTTATCATCCAGTTTTATTATTTTGTCATCTTCCATATTTTCTATCACCTCCCAGTTCACATATGTGAACTCGTTTTATTCAATCTTAAAACTTACATCTGAAACATTATAAACAAGTCCAAAATCAACTATATCTTCCGCATTCATATTGCGAGGACTATCTCCTGCTATTAAATTGGTTAAAGTTATAGTAAATGTTTTTGTTCCTGAAATTGACTTTGCTACAATTGTTGCTGATGCTAATTTCGCAAGTGCATCTCCTAATACATCTATTCCAGGATTTTCATTAAACTTGATATTAACTTCTGCATCAAAATATCCTTGTGCTAAATGTGTTGGAAGCCGTGAAGTCCCTTTTGCACTATACTTTGCTGTTAGGTTGTTTTGCAATGTTATATCCACACTCTCAAAATCAAATGTTGAAGGAAATCCAGTCAAAGATACTCCTGTTCCTATAAATGCATCTAAAACAATAGGTGCTTTAACAAGCGTAGATGGGGTTACAAATGAATTGGCTGTCCAATCAATACTGCACATAATAGTATCGTGAACAGGAATAGATATTTTCAATGAAGTTAAATATCCAGTGTATCTGCTATCTCCATCATCTATTTCAACCTCTTTCATTTTTCCTGTATCTGCATCACTTAATATACAATCTAAAATATCTTCTAATTCCACTGCTAATGGAAAATCCTTTATACTGCCTGTTATCTCAGCATTGCCAGGAAAAACATTATACGCCTTTCTTTGTCCAGATGCGTGAATAACTTTTCGTTCTGAATTCCTTGATACATCACAGAGTGCAGGTAAAAGTATGTCTGTTCCGTTTGGTAATATCTTCACTGCACATATTTCAAGAATTGTGTCTTGATATGCCATTTTTCATCCCTCCTGTTTTACAAGCAACCTGGTAATCCAAGATTGCTGTATCTTAAAAAAAACTGGTAATGTTTCTGGTAATATATACAATCCGCCTACTGACCTTAATACTCCTGGAAAACTACTTAATGTAGGATATGCTCTAATAACATTCTGCACCTGTCCTAAAATGTCGTATGCTTCTAATCTTGTTTGTTGGTATGTCTTATTGCTAAATTGATAAGTAATAATAAGAATATATGTCATCAGTTCAGACGCTGGCTGGTTTCCTGTCGCTCTTTGCACTTCTGATATAGGGAAAATATTTCCAACTAAAATGCAAGGATAAGAAAAATCAGATGGCTCAGTGTCAAGTATAAAAACAGGTTCTTCTTGTCTCCACTTCACTGTGCCATCTGTTATTTCGCTCCAAAATGTTGTTGTCCAGACAGGTTCTTTTTCACCGCTTGTTCCTGCCTGAATACACCTATAATAACTGCCATTAGAAACAGTAGGTTTAACTAAATTGTTTTTTGAATATTCCTGTTTTGATTTCCAGACAGATGGTGTAAATGCACCTGACAACAATGTTTTATATTTTTCTCTCAATGCTGTATATTCTGTTAAAAAAAGTGTTGTGCTCATATTATTTCCCTATAAATCACTGTCATTTCTACTATTGCAAATTTCCCAATCATATCAGGAAAATCTGCTATGCTTGGGACTGATAAAGAAAAATGTAAACAGGTATTATCTAATGACGGATATTCTGCATACAATGTATCTTTTATATCACCAATGAAATCAAGTATTCCTTTATTTGTTTTATCCCCTATCAATGCTTTTTCCCTATCTCTAATTAAAAGTGCTGGAATTATCTGTATAACAAAACTATTTTCCTGAATATTTCCTTCTAAAATACTGCTCATTCTATCTGATGTTGTCTCTAACACAATACAAGGATAACTATCTCCATATATCTGTTGTCTATCACCCATAAAAATATTGTTGACATATGTCAACTTGCTACTTTTCTCCAATAAATCTTTTGTCTTATTCAGAATAGTTTCACTATCCATATTTTATTTTTCTCCATTTGCTATTTTTACAGATATTTTCACTGCTTCACCTATCATCTCAAAGATTTTATCTTTAGTTTCCTGTAATGCTGGTTTAATATAAGGTCGTTTCGGAATATTAACTGATTTCTTTAACAGAAAAATAGGGACAGGGCTACCGCTTTCTTTTGAAAAAATAAACAGGTTATTTCTTATTTTTCTTACAAAAGTGTCTGCCCATTGTCGTGCTGGTTTTCTAACAACTCCTGCGGGTGTCATTGCATCAGATAATGGAATAGTAAGATACTTTGCATTTTTTGCCCGTATTGTTCCTCCTGTCTCGTGTATAACAGAATACACAACAGGAGTTCCTACTCTTCCAATAAAAGATGTTCCTTTTTCCTCAACCTTGTATCCTATACTATCCGCTAATCGTGCTGTTCTTCGCTTTAATACCTGTCCTGATAGTTTCTTATCCTGAATATAGTTCATAAGATATACAGATGAATTTTCAATTGCTTTTCTGCGTTCTATCCGTAATGATTGTTTCATTTCCTTTATTCTATTTGAAACCTCTGATATTCCTTCAATTTTCATATTCACGCCTACCATACATTTCTCCTAATCCTGTTAAAATACTTATAACTTTCACCATCCAGAAAATCCTTTGTTAAATCAACAATCTGTTCACCTGTTCTGCTTTGTGTTCGCAGATAGTTATATCGCAACACTACCTCATCAATAATTGCCCTTTTAAGCCCATCAGGTGCAGGATGAAGTGTAGTATCATATCCTGCCTTATAAATTATTTCTATATTCAATGTGCCTTCAGGAAATCCTACACTTGAATAAATCCCGCATAATCTATCGTGTATCTTAAATAATGATAATGACTGCTCTACATCTGAAAACTTTACTTTATCAATAGACCAAATTTTTATTCCTTTCAGTGGGATAACTGATACTTCACTGTTCCCATCAAAAATTTCTGTATAAGTTCCATACTTAATATATGTGTTAGTATATCTTTCTACTATTTCTGTTATAGCGTTGATTAAATCTTCTATCAGCGATAAATCAACATCTGCCATCATTTCAGGTAATAAACTTTTTTTCACATCATCAACAGAAATAATCATTTTTTATCCTAATGTTTTCTTGTATGTGCAATTAAACCTATTTTACTTTTTGCCTTAAATCCACATACATCGCATACAAGATTATTATCTTCTTCTTTTTTCACATCTGATTCTTTAATCATCTTATCCTTATCTGGTTCAACAACTGCCTTTACCTGCTGTTCTTCCTGCTGTTCTAATGGAATAACATATCCTTTTAACTGTCTTGCTCTTTCTTCTGTTGTCTCAAAAACACTTCCAACTATCCGCAGTCCATTTTCATATATTTCCTTAATCACTTTAACAATCATTTTATTCCTCCCCTGTTCTTTCTGTATACCCTTATTTTTATTTTCCTCATAGCACGCCTGAAACAAAAAATCATACTGTTTCGCTATCTTTTTAATATCGTGATATTCCTCTGCAAACTTTCGCCCGTTCATTTTCAATCTATGATATAATTCTTTATCATTTCTTAACTTTTCAATACACTTCTTTACGCTTTCAACTGTTCGTTCACAGAATAAAACATTTTCATTATCCTCTAACATCTCTCCGTGAAATCCAGCCTCTTTTGTTGTAATGACTGGAATGCCTACGGATAAACTTTCCATTATTACATTTGAATTTCCTTCACCCTTTGTCGGATGGACTAAACAGGATATTTCACTGTAAAACTTCTCTCGCATCTGGTTATGCGGTATCTGTCCATTACCATATAAAGCAGTTTTCAAAGGAATATTCAGTTCTTTACACGCCTGCTCTACAAAATCATATCCCTTATAATCTCTGTAAGAAGGATGACTTATATTTCCCACAAATCCGACTGTAAAGGTTTTCGGTATCTTTTTTATTACGCTCCAATCATCTAAATTTAATCCATTCGGAATAAGGAAGGTATTAGGATTTGCAGTTATCGCAATATCATAAAGAAACTTGTTTGTCGCAATAACCGCAAAACATTGCCTCATCTGTTCTTTCAGTTCTTCCATATTCCTCCCCTCATCATTAAATGTTTTATTTCCTCCTAATCGCACTATTGTTTTGTTATAATAACTTTTATGAATTGTTTTTAATAAAGTTATTTGTTGTAATAAGATAACATCATATTCTTCCATATCTGTATTTATATTTGAATGTTCTGATGTAAAATTGTGTTCTGGAAGTTCTTTGAATAACTGCTTCGCTATTTCTGACCAGGACCAAAGGACCCCAAAGTTTTTATGCAGTATATTCATAATCCTAATGCCCTTTTACTATCAAGATGTAAAATTGTCTTTTTCTTATCCTTTACCTGTCTTAATTCCTTCAAAGACATTGCCATAACTATATCTGCATCTATGCTATTTGATATATGCTCATATTCCTGCATTTCTTTTTCAAAATGTTCCATTATGTTCTTATATGCCCAGTCAATATCACTTACAAGCCATCCTATTTTTATTTTCATTTTATTCCTGTCGGGTAAGGGGTAGTCAATAAATATCTATCTGCTTAACTACCCCTATACCCTTCTTTTCAAATCTCCTCTTGACCTTATGAAGTTGCCAATTTCAGCACTGCAAAAGCACTGGCTAATGCAGGTTTGAAATCGTGCCTTACTTCAAATCTTATGAACCTCATATTTTTTTGATAAGCACTTACTATATCGGTAAGTTTTCCATCCGTATACACCCCTAATGTTGCCTCATCCGAAGGAAGAATATCAAGTTCTTTTCTCTGCCCGAAGTAGCAGTTCCTTAAATTCCCAAATACTGCCACCACATCTCCTGCTGATGGTGTAGCAGAGAAAGCATCAGATGTAATTATAGGAAATCCCCACAAGGAAGCAGGTGCTCCTTCCGTAGGTTTCTGGACAATATACTGTCCTTGTTTATCCTGCAATTGCTGTAAGACACCTACTAATCCCCTGTTGCAATAAAAACTTGCTCCTCTGGCGGCCGCATCGGAAATAGCATAAAACAATTTATTCAAGTCGTTTGCCGTAACCCCTGCAAGTGTTGCTCCACTTGCTATAACTGGGATAACTCCTACTGTATTTGCTATTCCCAAAATTGTTGCTCCATTCCCAAAGAAGCAGGATGTATCTTCCCGTTTAGCCAAACTTTCAGTGATTAACCGTGTTAGATATGCCACCATATCAACTGCACTATCATCAATGATATCCCTTGTCATTGCTGATATGCCCGCAGCAGTCCGTGCTACAAGTTCCACTATCCCAAAAGAAGGTTTTGTTAATGGCTTTGCTTCTCCTTCCCCGATATAAGACATATCCACGCCTGTTAATCCAGAAGGCATTTTCTTTGTTGCTGACTTCATTGGAACAGGAAAACATCCACGCCTTGCTACACCATATTCCTCAACTAATCTGAATACTTCCGTTGAAAATTCCACAGGAACAGTATATCCGCCTTCACTTCCTGTTGTTTCATTAAGCCAGTCAGATTTTGCAAGCGCATCAAGTGCCTTCGGGTCTCTGTATATTTGTGCTTTTGCTATCAAAGCAACCCGATTGCATACTTCTGACCAGGGAAGTTTTTCACTCTCTTCTTTTTTCTCCTGAGGAATTTTTGTCAACTTGTTATCCACCTCCCCAACCTTATCAATTAGAGGTTGAAGTTTTGCATCAATCTGTCCATCAATCTTCTCCATTAACTGCTCTACTGTCATACCCATTTTTTCTCCTTTGTTGCTGTATTAAATTACCTTACTATTTATTTGCCTGATATCTCCGCCAAAGGCTGATATCTCCAGCAAATCTAAACTTTACCCAATAAACTATTTATTTTTTTATCAACTACTTTACTTATTGCTTCTAATATTTTGTTTGCATCCTCATCAGACACATCATCAGTTTTAGAATTTTCAGGTTCATTCATACTATCAAGGTCTAATCCTTCAATCTCGTTTGTGTCTGTCTTTTTGATATTCTCCTCAACTTTTTTTTCTGCTTCTTCTGATGCTTGTTCCTGTTGAGTATTATCATTATTTTCTGCGCTGTCTAATACTTCCTGAATGAGTTGCTGTGCTTGTTTCAATGCTTCCTTGTTTCTCTTATTCAAGACAGCCCCTGCAATGATATCTGCGAAAGGAAGTTTATAACCTCTTTTCTGTTCTATCTTTACTTCTTTCTTTTTTTCTTCCTGAAACATCTTTTCTAATTCTTCCTGACTGTATTCTCTAAATTCAGGAGGTTCTTTATCCCATCTCTTATAATACGAAGCAATGAAGTTATAAACTGATTTTCTTTCATTTTCAGGAATATCCACACCACCTCTTGCCCCTAACAATGCCGCCATTGCGGATGCAACTGCTCTCCAGACGGCTGTTAATTTTCCATCAATGATATCTGCGAAAGGAAGTTTATAACCTCCAAGTGTATCGGCTTTTTCTATGTCAACATAAACAAATGCCTGTTGATATTTTTTCCAATCAATCTCATCATTTGCACCTGTTGCCCACGCCCTCACTCTTTTTTCTGCTTCTGTTCCGTCCCACGCTCTGCCATCGTCCGCAATAGGAAGGTCTTTTTTTCCACATACCCGCTTCTCTAATATCTCTTCTAATTCTTTACTGATACAATCCTTCATTTCTTTTGTTTTTGCTTTCTGTAATGCAAGTGTCAACGCCTGTGGATTAGAAGCAACGGGGACTTTGCTATATTCCAGAAGTTGCCATTGAGTATAAATTCGTTGAGGTTCACCCTGAATATTATATTTTTCTATTAACTCTTTATATTTAGTCTCATCGTTTTTGTTATTTTTTTCAACCCATTGGATAGGAATAACTCCAACGCTGTTTGCTAATGCTCCATTCACTGATGCTTCATAAACATCCTTTGCAAATTCTGATTGGAAGTATTCTGTCTTGCTCATTATCCCTTTTCCTTGTTCTATCTTTTGCCATTTTGAAACTCCAATTGGAATACTTCTATAATCGTGTCCAAACAAAACTGTTGGGGTCTTGCTATATCCTGACAAATCGCATCCCTCAGGAATAAGCACCTCATTATCCCTATCAACATCAATCGTAGAAATCATATCAAGAGTAGTAGGTTTTCCGCTTTCTTCCTCTGCCTTTTCGCTTTTACCTGCGAAGTATCCCCACTTGATTTCTGTTTTCTCATCAATCCCTTCAAGTGTTTTCTGAATTTTCTCAAACTTGTTTTTACTGATTGTTTCTTTTTTGTTTTCTAAATACTCTTTTACTGTGCTTATATTCTTATCCATCTTTTACCTCCTCCTGATTTCAATGTAAAAAAAACTGCATAGTTGACATATGTCAACTCGTGAATTTCACTCTTCACTCCAATCACCTGCGAGAATATTACATCTGCAATTCCCGCTCCACAAAACCTTTCCATTCCTTCTTGTCAATAAAGTATGGAACTTTTCAATATCAACACAATAAGCATAATCAGAATATTTTACTATTTCTTTTTTGATATTCTTGATATAAATATAATCAAAATATTTCTTTTTTGTTTTTTTACCGTCTTCAACAAACAATTCAAATCCTTTATACATTCTGCCTGTGCTGTGGTTCAGTAATTCCTTTGCTTTTACAAACTTCCATTTTTCAAAAATATCAGGTTGATAAAACATATTATGGTCTTCTGTTACAAGTAAATCTATATTTCTATTATAGAAATGTATCATCTTATCTGGTTTATGCTTATATGTTTTTATGACTTTACTATATTTCAAATCAAAAGTATCAGGATTGAGAGAAAGACACCAATCCCCTATTTTCAAATCTTTAACATTTTTCCATCCTTCTTTTGTATATATTTCTGTTTTGCTATCATAAGAATTAGGATGTAAAGGCGGTGCTAAAACCCCGCAAGAGAATAACTCATCTATTCCTACAACCTCTTCGTCCATTGCCTCACAGTCCTCACAAAGTGCTTCATCTGCTTCTTCACTTGCCCAAGTTTTCTCTTTATATCCTAAGTTCTTATAACACATATGTTCAGAATCATTCATTATTCTGCTTATTTCAGTTCGTGCTATTCTCAAACTTTTTTCTGGACTTATTCCACTTGTATATCCGCTATAAAGAAGTTCTATTTCTGATTGTGTTTGTGAAATGCTCCATCCACCTGTTATTGCCTGATTAAGTAATTCCCGCAATTCATCTTGAATAGTTTGATTTATAGTAAATCCATATAAATCTTTCCAAACTTTTATTATTTGATTAACATAAGCATCAAATGATGCGGGTGTAAATCCTACCCTTGCGAGGTCATCTGGGGAAGGTTCTTCTTTTATATTTTTATTATTTTCTTCTTGAAATTCTACTGCGGTCATTACACCATTTACAATTGCTTCTCTGATATGTCCTTTTGATATTTGAGATAATTTCTCCGCCTGTTGGTCCAGATTAGGAAACACAAAATCAACTAATTCTTTTATTTCTTTTGATTTTCCTGTATCAAATATTCTTCTTAAATTAGATAATACAATTTTTTCCTGTTCAGAAAAAAACTTCTTCAAATCAGCAATATACTTTTTTTCAGTGTTTTCTTCTTTCCTGACCCACGATTTCCATTTCTGTTCTTTAACCTGTTGCCAATTTTCCCGCATCTGTCTTTTCTTTTTATGTATTCCCTGATTTTCTTTTTTTGCTTCTTCTGAAACAAACCCCGCCATCTGCACCATATTTAATCCCACCCAGGGACGATATCCCCACGGTGCAGGAGGTTCACCGTTCAGTGCTCTTACCTCATTGATTGACCAGTATCCTGTTTGAATTCTTGCTGTTTCCTGCTGTAATAAAAACTCTTTATCTGTTGCTGATATGTTTTCACTTTCGCATACAAGTTTATCATCCCAGACAGGTAAAAGAAATTTGTTTAATACACTATCCCTTCTTATAAGTCGGGGCTGTATTGTCTCTTCAATAAACATTCTGTCAAGTTCATAAGCAGTAGCCCTTGAAGTTGACGCTGTGCTTGCTCCTTCGCCCAATTTAAATTCAGGAACACCATATCCTTCAAGAATATCTTTTTTTGTTAATCTTCTTCCTGCTTCAAAATCCAGTTCTGCCATTGTCTTGACTAAACTATCAACTTGTATATCACCATGAATAATCTTTGTCCTGCCTGCCTTTCCTACGCCTGTAAACTGTTCTTTTATTTCCTGCTTTAGCCGAATATAATCCTGCTCACTAATATCCTTTGGGACTTTTACAATCGTTCCAAAGAACGCACCTTGCTCAAACAAAGACATTGAATATTCCATCATCGCCCTGTTTGTATCAACTGATAGTAATAAAGCATCCAGTGGGGAAAGCCCCATTATTAAAGAATTTGGATTTGGCTCTTTGAAATGTAATACTTCATCAGGAGAAAAATTAACAATATTTGTTCCTACAAGATATTCGTAATGGTCTATTTCTATTTGATTTTTTGTATAAGGGATGACTTTCTGTGCAAGTAAAGGAATAATTTGTCCAGGTTGTCCTAATTTATTTTTAGGAAGATACCAATAAGCATTTCCTAAAATACCAAGATATACTTCTGTTAAATACTTGATATAATACATATCCATCCAGGGATTAGGATTTTTCAATAAATCTAAAAAGGGATGTTCAAAAATTTCTTCCCAACTTTCTTTTCCTTTTTTCTCTGATGTCTGTTTATACAACTTTATATCTACTTTTGCTGTGTGCCTTGCTATGCAGGATACCGCTGAATATACCCAAGAAGTGAAATTGTTAATATACGCCTGCTTATCTCCTTTTTCTGTTCTTTTAAAATCTTTACTGCTACTGTCTGAAATGGAAAAAGAAGAAGAATTGAAAAAGGGTATTCCATCTATACCCTTGCGGATAATAGCCCCTGCAAGTTTCATTCTATTTTTAAAAGTAATGTTCATAATTCTCCTTAATTTCTATACATATAGAAATACCAAAAATGTTAATACCTTGTCAACTCCTGAAATTTTTTCACCCTAAAAAAATCACACAAAGCATTTAAAGCTTTTAAAGCATTACTACTAACAATTAAATACTATAAATACTATTAAATACAGTAAAAACTATTAAATACTATAAATACTATTAAATACAGTAAAAACTATTAAATACTTTAAATACTGCAAATGTTTTTAATTTCTGATTTTTTCTAAAAATCGCATTAACTCCTTATCCTTCACACACTTACATCACTTTTTTTGCTATTCATTTTTTCCAGGTGACATATGTCAACTCTAAAA